TATCGGTGCGGTTGCCAGCATAAATGTTGGCTTTTTCGGCTTCAATCCTTGCCTGTGCTGCCACCATAAGCCAGCGGGTTCGCTCACGTTGTTCTACCGCAGCCTGTAACGCCAGCAAATGTTGAATATATTTTGGGTCGGCATAGGCTTCACGCTCTTGGGCGGCTGTGGTCTTGTGGCCTTGTATTTCAAAATCCCGCATCAGTTGGGCTTTGACGGTTTTTCGCATTTCGGTCATGTAAACCAACTGCGCCTCGGCTACGGCATAGTCTCCAGCGTGGTCACGCAAATAGTCAACGGCTCGGTCAAGGTTGCTCATTTATAACTCCAATCATTCTTAATGCCGCTTCTACGCTGTCAATCCGTGCCAAGGTACTACCAGCCCAATTGTTGAAAAAGTCGGCTTGTAGGCTCGTTAAACGCTTCTTGGAGGTGGTTTTGACTTCAACCAAGAATGTGTGGCCTTTGTAGCCCACCAAAAGGTCAACTGGTAAGCCAATCACCCAAACATACGCCCCTGCTTTGCGTAACGCCATCACAATCTCGGTTTGGTTTGCGTCAACCCGTGCTGCGTATCTCATGCTATTTCCCAATGCTTTGCTGTTTTTTCAACAATTCGATTTGCTCTGCTACGCACTTCCCCAACCCGTGCCACAGTGAATTCTTTTCGTATTCCCTGACCATGTGCCGGGCGTGGTCTACCCATCCTGCATTCATGGCTAGTTTGGCGTAGTGTTGGGCTAGTTTCATCATTCTTCATTTAATGCACATTGGGCCATTGACAGGGTAGTAATGTTAATTTTTGCGCCTTCTTTGTGGCGCTTTAGGATGGCTTTTGCCCAACCCTTCGGGTCAATTGGTGCATTTTTAACCTGCGCTTTTATGTCGCTAAGTTTGGCAAGTTCAGCCTTTAACCTTGCGGGGTCAGCCTTTGGTTCGGGCAAGCGTGGCTTGTCGGCCTCCGGCGCTCGTCTTGCAAGGTTACGAAACTCAATCACGTTTGGGCAGCGTTCGGGCAAATTCTCAAGCGCCCATGCCAATGCTTGCAGGTTGTTCTCAAACCCGCTTAATTCGTGCGCCCAAGCCGTTTTAACGTCAGATTCAGGCACATCAAGCCATTGGCGTGACCAATTAGGGTAAGTGGCAGCAAGGCGCTCAAAAAGCCTATCAATCGCCTTTAATGAAATACTCATTTTCCATCTCCAAAAATGCGGTGTTTACTGGTTCTTCGGTAGGCCATTTGCGCCCTGTCATTGCCTCCCAACGCTTTTGTCGGGCTTGTTGGTCACGCTCTGCAAAACTCATGTTCTGTTGTTGAATGGCTTTATTTTCCAACCATGTAGAGTTAAAACCACCCCAACCTCGTTCACAACACATTTGCAATACAGCCTCTAAAGTCATGTTTGCTTTGTTTGCTTCTCGTGCAATGCCTTTTAAAGCGGTGGCTGTTACTGCAAGTTTTTTTGCTTTTCTTAATGTTAAAAAGTCTGCCCATATCGTTTCTGATACACCTATTGGGATTGCGACCTTGGGCGCAAGCGCATTGGTTTTTATTTTTGGTTCTTGGTTTATGGTTAATGGTTCTTGGTTCTTGGTTATTGGTTTATGGTTAGGTGACGATTCGTTTACGCTTTGTTCACGATGCGTGGTTTTCTCTTTACGTTTCGTTTCCCTTTCAATAGCAATTCGTTTGTTTGTGTCGGCTTTGGCATGGTACTCAAGCAGTTCGCAAAGGATGCGGTCTTGCACATAGCAACCATCTTTATCCAAAGTAAAAAAGCGGCTTAAAACAAACTTTACCGCCTCAATCTCGGCTTCGGACGATGCCCAAGTCCAATCAAGTGCCTGTTCAAGCGTTGGGAAAGTCTCACGGTCGTAGCACGAATCAATCAAAAGCGTGTACGCACCGTGCTGCAACATGGTCAGCCGACCAGTTTTCTTGGCATAGTCGCCAAGGTTTCTTTTGTAGTAATGCATTTTTTGCCTTTACGTTGTAGGTCACCGTTACTGAAAAGAACATTGGCAGGGCGGTAACGAATCGCCTTTTCCCCCGCTAAGAGTAGCCATGCTCCAAATTACAAACCTTTTCCAAACCACTCCGGCTTGAGAATCATCAATTGATAAACCCGCCCCTGTGGAATTGTCTGCCAGTTCCACACTGCGCCCCGTGTCACCCCTAGCAAACGTGCCAAAGATGACTGTGAGCCAGCGAGTTTGATTGCGTGTTCTTTAGTCATTTCCGTCTATTTTAGTTTACTTTTTACGGCATTTGCCCATAAATTTTAACTATTGGGTAGGCAAATTTAATTAGTATTTATATGAACAAACATGGCTTTAGTGTCTATTTATCTATACAATTCACTCATGCCCCGAACGCCTTGGGGTCTTTTTAGGAGTAAGCAAAATGATTGAAGCAACATACAACGACATGACAGAAACTTACATTGGTACAGGCTGCAAAGACAGCAAGGGCCGTGAAATTGGTTACATCGTTGGCCTTAACAACAACGGCATCAACTTTGCCGCTTGGGTACAAAATGCTCGCAAAGTAAACGGTGAGTGGAAAGAATTTGGAGTGCAACAACGCAGCCGTTCTTTTCCATCGCAAGCCTTTGCAACTTCATGGGCATACGCTACCGCATCAGTTCGCCGCCACAACGTCCGTTCTCGTTCAATTTAAATCAACTTGGGGCGCAAGCCCCATCAATCCCGCAAGGGTCTTTTAAGGAAATCAAAATGAACAAATACCAAAAAATGCAAAGCCTAAAAAAACAACGGCAAGCACTTTCCGATTCATTACCAGTTTACACATTGCGTCACGACCCCCTTGTTCAGCAAATGCAAGACATGGATGTTGAAATAGAAGCCATTGCGTATGACCTTGGCATAAACGCATGGAAGCACGATGCGCCAATCAACCCTGCATTTTTAGGCGCACAACCTGCACGGGCTGGCGAAGATTACTAAACCCAACAAGAAATTAAAATGCACTCAGCCACACTCACATATGACAACATCGTTTGGGAAGTCACCTACGAATGGGAAGACGCTCAAACCGAGACGGACATTGACCCACCAATCCCTGCAATTGCAACCATTGACCAAATCTACGTCAACGGCATTGAACTGTACGAGCATATCGACATTCACACTAAATGCGCCCTTGAAGCCATGATTGTGGAGTCGCACGAATGAAAGACATTGCCACCGCTTTTCTGTTCGCCGCCCTGATTGGGCTTCCCTTTGTAATTTACTTTTGGAGAATGTAATGAAAGGTTTAATTGCTCACTACATGGAACTAATGGGGCAAGTGGAATTCTGCCCGTACTGCATGGAAGAAAAAGACGGCAAACTTTCCTGCTGCCAAGAAAACCATTTTGTCCCGTTCTCGGATTTGGACACCGATTCACAACTTGACATCATTAAAGAGGAATTATTATGAAAGTTTATCAAGCAATCAACGCCGTTCAATCTGAACTGGCAAAAATTGGAATCAGCAAAGATTCCCGCAATAGCCAAGGCGCAGGTTACAACTTCCGTGGCATTGACGCTGTTTACAACGTCTTGTCATCCATCATGGCAAATAATGGCCTTTGCATCATTCCCCGTATGCTTACCCGCAATTGTGAAGAACGTACCAGTAAATCAGGTGGGAATTTGTTTTATGTAACTGTGGAAGCCGAGTTTGATTTGGTAAGCGCAGAAGATGGCTCAAAACACACAGCACGGACTTTTGGCGAAGCAATGGACAGTGGGGACAAGGCTACAAACAAAGCAATGTCAGCCGCTTATAAATACATGGCTTTTCAAACGTTTGCCATCCCTACCGAGGGCGACAACGATGCAGACAATCACACGCATGAAATTGTTCGTACACAAGTTGCCAGTTCAACTATGCAAGCCTTAATAGCCGACATTGCAGCCTGTGCCAATGAAGACGAATTGAAAGCCGCATATTTTGAAGCAATCAAAGTGGCTGGCAACGACCAAGCAGCCAAGACCGCCATCATTAAGGCCAAAGACGCAAAGAAAGGGGAATTTCAATGAAACAAAAAATTGCATTAGAAAACCATTGCACCTGCCTTAATTGCAAAGGCACTGGTTTCACAAATGACTTGCGTTGCCAATCAATTATTAAAATTGAAGGCACGGACAAAATTCGCCAATGTGGGAATCCAGCAACACATGAAGTAGATGGAATTCCATGTTGTCAACTTCATTACGCAAAGCAATACCGTGATTTCAAAAAAGAATTTTTTAATACAAAGGCAGCAAAATGATTGAAATGATGGAACAAGGCACGGA